ACATACATCCCCTCGTACCCAGCATCATGCACAGCCTTGTACAGCATCTCGGCCTGATTCTGTGGGAGTCCCTCGAAGAACTTGCCAAATCGCTCCTTATACTGTTCAACGATCTCATTGTACCTGGCATCCACACGATTATTATCGGCCTCTGTAGCTGTGGCCTTGTCGTAGATGCGGAAGTTCTGCACCGTATCGTTGTATCCCAGCGGGGTCATCCAGGGCTCCATACCCTCGTAAGTACCGTCACCCTTCTTGTCTACGACCCAGTAAGATCGTCTTACGAAGTCTCCTGCATCAAAGTATGGCCTGTATATCTCATAGAACTGCTTCTCAGTCCCAGAAGCCCCTTCTCCGAAATGTTCAACCTTGATGGCATTGCTACCCTCACGAGCTGAGTAGTGCCGCAGAGTCCATGGCTGCTTGTATAGGATCGGTGTAAGATCACCAGTCTTCGCATCCTTGATAGCTACCTGGATGGTCTCGAAGGTTTGCAGGTCAAAGATCGCCTCTTGCCTACCGACCTCGGCAATATCGAGAGCCCTGTGCAGGCTCTCAGGAGTGACAACAATATCCAATACCACATGGTTCCTGTCCGCTACGTACCATGTTCCCACACTGTGGTCTGCATTTTGCAGGAGATGCATGTTGTGCATTATGAAGTCGGCTATCTGTTCAGCTGTTACCGTCTTCCCTGGGATGATCTGTGCGCTACGATAATGCCCAGCTGTATACGGAGATACCGAGTAGTAAGGCTGACCTGCGAGGTTACCATGCACTGGATGAACGGTACTACCAACATCTACCTTGGGATCAACATCGTGCTTTGTAGCCTCTGCATTATGCACTTGCTCTACGGTATTAGCAGTATGCTGGATCGCTTGTGTACTCAGCGGATTAACAGTATGAGTCTCCCACATGGCCTCGTTACTCGTATCCCAAGATACCTGTGCTTGGGTGCGGTCTTCCATCAGAGTCTTGATCTCGCTATTGAGCTGGTTAATCTGGTCGGAAAACTCTGCCGCCCTCTGCGGCGCAGCCTTGTCTCGCTCGTTGCGAAGAACTTCGACCTCTCCTCTCTTCTCTGCAAGCATGTCATTGATAGCAGAGATACGGTAGTTCGCAGCTTCATGCTCCAACTGGGGAGCCTGCTCTATGCCAGCGACCTCATTCGGGTGCCCAGTGTAGGCGAGAGGAGTGATATCTCCCTCCAGGGCAACCTGTACCTGCATCGGGAGCTCAAACCACTGCTTACCGATTAGATCGCTAACCTCGTGTCCTCGGTAGCCAATCTTGTTGAGATACAGCCTTCTGGTCTCCCTGTCCGCTGGCTCATATAGCGAATCCCAGAGCTGCTTTGTCATGAGACCCTGGCTTTGAACCTGTATGGTGACGCCACGAAGTTTGTTCTCGAACTCAGCCTTCTTCTGTTCGGCTTCAGCAAGGGTTTCCTTCATCTGGTTGAGCAACCCAGTCTCCCTGTCCACGTCCACTTGCCTGAGATGCTTCGTCTGTAACCGCTTAATGCGTGGGCTGTCTCTTCGCCGCTCAGCAAGCTCAACCGTATCCTGTTGAGCCTTGATAGCCTCTTTCGTTTCTGAAATGACCCTGTCCTGCATCTGGATCATGTCTTCCAGGTGATGCGACTCACGTACCACGTCAGGAGCCCTGCGCTCGGCTTCTATAGCAGCGACAGCCTCTGGCATGACCTTCTCCTTAAAAACCTGCTGCCCCTCCTCTGAGCTGAAGAATCGTTTGTATGCCTCCTCCTTGGCGTGATCTGCCTGATACCCCTGCTCCAGAAGCATCTGAGCTTCTCGATTTATCCAGTTGGCCTGCTCTTGCGTCAAATGAGACTGGGTGTAAAGCATATACCTGCCGCCGCCAATCAAAGACGGAGCAAGGAAGCTAAGAGAGATATCAAACAGCATGTCCCCTGCCCCTTGCTTCCAGTCTTCGATGGCATCTAACTCATAGAGCACCACATTCTTTGTCATCTGTACACTCATCTCGGTGACAGTTTCAATGAACTGGGTTTGCGCAACTGCCTTAATATAATCTCTACCGTAATGGCTCCAGTGCTCACGCACTGTATCCTTGACAATCCTGCCAGTGATGCGGGAATACATGCCTGGGAACATAACCCTCATCGATCCGAATAGGTGCCCTCCTTGCTGCATCACGCCGAGTACTGGGGTCAGTGCCGTCATCCAGACCGCCACCTCGTCATAATCCATCCCCAGCTCGTAGACCATGACATTGTATACATCGGTGGATTCTGCAGCTCCAATCATAAGAGCAGAAGTCCCAAAAGCCACAGCTGGCTTCTTGGTTGTCTTCAGGGCTAAGGCGTTGATAGCTACAAAGGTTCCCACTGACGCAACACCCGACACAACACGGTGCATAGTCCAAGGGACATCCCCGATGATTTCCCAAAAGTTCTCTCCTTGCTCTAGGCGAGTCCCTAGCGAGACGTCATGTTCGGGAGGAGTCCAGAAAGCGGGATTGGTACGTATCTCTTTATTCCACCAACTTTGAATACGCATAGAAAGCCTGCCCAGGTCAGCAGAAACCTTCGGGTGCCACCTGTCCCACCAGTCCTCGTACTTATTCATGTCTTCGAGCCAAGCTCGTTCCAGTTGGCGATTGCGCCGTTCCTCCCAGGACATTTCAGACTCATCAGGAAATACCTTAGCACGTTCCTCGGCAGACATCTCCGCCAGCCGCTCAAGATTAGCTCTCTGCATTTCCAGGGGAGAAAGGTCTGTGCGCCCATATCTCTCCATGAGCCATGCATCACGCTCTTCTTCTGTTAGCTCCTCGCTAAGCCTGGTAGCAGCAGCCATCCTCTCATCGAGCTCGGCTTCCTGTGCCTTAGTCAGCCTCATTGAAGGGGGAGGTTGACCAACAGTTAGGTGATGCCCAAAAGCCCTCACATTCATTAGGATGGATGCAGGGAGATCAGTTAATAGAAAACGCCCCACACCAAGAACTACACCCAGTGGGGTTCTTGCCAGGAGAGCCCCGAAGTTCTTTATCCAATGACGGTCAGCCAGCTCCATGTCCAGATCAGATAGGTACGGGTGCCCAGTCGCCAAGTCCCATGGAGCAAACGTATTGTCCTCCTCATTGTAGAATCCCAGAAACTCTTGCTCTCCCGTGTCGGGGTCTGTATACCAGATGGCAGGGTAGGGCATATCGAACTGCGGCAGCGCAGGCGTCTTCCGAACCATGATGTACTCGCCTGTGTCCTCATTGTAGAGGTGGGCATGCACCCCTTCAGTATGCAGCAGATGAGTAGCCAGTTCCTCAAAGGACTGCTCAGGATTATTGGGATCAAAGATCAACCCGTACTCTGCAAACTCCTGAGCGTATCTCCCCAGGGTCTGTTGAGTGTACTGCTCGGCGGTAATCTCCGTCCCTTCAGCTGGCGGGTAAGCAGATCGCAACGCCTGCCTAATCTCTTCCGTATCCTGTGAGAAGGCCACAGAAGACAGTATCTGATTGGCGGACAATGTCTGTAATCCAGGGGTAGTCCTGAAGTAGTCCATGTAATCTACCATAGTCCCAGGAGCCGAAGCGTCCCAGAATGTTCCGTCTCGGAGCTGCTCAGGTGTAGCCTTCGATACGGCAGCAGCATATTGCATGATGTAGGACGTCCACTCGTCAGGGAAGTTGTCCAACTCCTTGTACATTGCCCTGACACGGTCATCGGTCAAGACGGGATCGCCCATCATGGCAAGCGTATAGAGCTCGTTGAGAATCTCTGGGGCTCTCTCCTGAGCGTACATGAGCTTGTCGAGCTCTTTGATCCTCTCCTCGATGTCTATGCGGCGATCTATCGCAGCATCACGGGTAAATGGAGGAACTGCTCGCCCTATCCTCGGTATGAAGTCTGCCAGTGGCTGCAAGGCATGGCGTACTCCTCGCTCAATCGCTGGCTTCTGCCCCCAGGCCTCATCAGCAAAGTGCGAGTGCCACAACTCCTGCATCTGCTGCTGCTGAGCTTGTAGCTGCTCAAGCTGGCTGCGCTCTTCTTCGGTAAATACTTCGGGAAACTCTGGGAAAGCTCTATCTGGCATTAGACTGCCCTCACTCTACCTCGGCCTATCGACTCTCTTAAAGCATCGGGGCTAACGCCGCCTACCTCTTCAGGAGGTGCCACTTGCGGAGAGACCCTCGCCTTTTCTGCAGGAGCTCCCGCCTTACGCTGAGCCTCAACTCTGCCCTGTTCCATGGGAGCAGCCTGCCCAGGGGCTGGAAGTCCCAACTGCTGCTGTGCTGCTACAGCGGCCTGCCTAAAGTGTGCGGCCTGCTTGATATCACCTCGGCTCTCCAGGTAATCTGCGTGAGCCTCGTATGCGCTTATCTTTTCAATCGCCAGGGTCATCGGGTCGAATAGGATGGCATCGAGCTTCTTTGCCCTGATGATCGCCTGTGGATCAGGGAACTTCAGGATTTCTCCCAGGATCGTACTCTGATCCAGGTGATCCTTAAGCTGGTTCGCTGTGGTTCCCCTTTCTACCCAGTCCTTGGGAGTTGCCACCTCGGACTCCACCATGATGGTAACGTCCTCTGGGATATCCTTCGGATGCAGCTTCTCTACCAGCTTACCCTTAACCTCGAAGACCCGCCTGGAGGTCTTGAGGTTGGACAGCCAGAAACGATCATGCTCCGAGATCACGAAGTGTTTTGCATCCATGAAGGGGTAGAGAATCTGGTTGGCAGACGATGTCGCCATTAGGCTCAATGAAATCCCTGACGGGTGCTGCCCCTCCATCATTCCGTATACCGCATCAGTAAACGATGCCTTCTGCATCTCTCGCCTAATCTCCAGGAGGTGCCCTTGAATCTCGATAGGGATTACTCCAGGAGGTACTCTGTCAAGTCCAGGGTCTGTAGGCTGGTAGTGGAAGTGGGCTCCCCGCTGCCTCAACTGCTCAGGAGTGGCCTGCTGAACAGCTGACCTCTCTTGCGTGATCGGCTGTGCCGTATCCCTCAGAATCTGGCTGATGATAGACTTGTACTTGTTGAAGGCCTCGTAGATTGTCCTGTTGGCCTCGTAGATGCTGCGGCCTGCGTACTGTCTCCAGTCCAGAGTTGGATACAGAGACCCACGGTCTGAGAATCCCCCGACAGGAGCAACAAGTAGCTTCACGTCCTCACGAGGCACCCAGTCGGTAACTGGCTCCCCATTCATCAGGGTGATGCTGTAGTACACGTCATCCACGAGCCTGTACAGGTCATCGAATGTGACCTTCCCGTGAATGCGATTCAGGAAGTTCTGGTCATAACGGTTGGCCTGAATCTTGTACTTAGCCTCGGCCTCGGAGAGTGCATAACTGTGTAGGCACACAGGCATAGAATTGTCTCCGTACCGAGGGTACGTGTCATACGGGTTCCACACCTGGGCACTGAACTTGCCCGTCTCCTTGTTAAAGAAGCTAATGGTTGAGTGCCAGCCCAAAACAAGCAGGAAGAAGCCGAGATCATCGATGAATGTCTGCGCTCCTCCATACTGACGCTCCCTGTCAATCTCGTGCCACTGATACTGGCAGGCACGGTTGACCAATGCCCTGCGATCCAGCTCCAGGGCTGACTCGGAATCGATGGGAATCATGTGCCTGAGATCACCCTTAGTCAGCAGGTAGTGGGACATGTTGTAGAACGACTGCGGCTCGTTGGAGACGTAGGACTCCATACCATGAGTATAGAGCTGATCAACCAGAAGCAACAGCTCATACCACTCCTTGAACTTCTTGTTCCGCTGTCCCCACGCCAACTTCAGCTCGGTAATCTCAGTACGTACTTCCTGTAAGTTCATCTGTCCTCCTTACCAGTTCCACCCTGGGGTTGCTCCAACAAAGCCCTTGGCAACCCCCTCATGCGACTTCACGGCGATAGCCAGCATAAGAGCCATCGCCATGTCATCAAAGGTCTGGGGAGTTGCACGATGACGTATGAACCTATACCCACGGAGTTGCCTTACCAGGTTAAGATCGAATACTTTCACTTGCGTCAGCTTCTCCCTCGTCTTGGTACGCATGTACTCTTTGGTCTGTTCATTCGTCCACCATCCCTTCTTGGTAGTCTGCCTACCAGTGAGATGATCATGCTCGTAATATATATTCCCATATCTTTCCAGGAGCCCCAGCACGGCATAGCCTGTGAAGTTGCGCTCCACCGCCAGTAGCGCAGGATGCCCCTTCTGGTCACTATACCATGTACCTAACTCAGTTAGCAAGTTTGCGAAGGCGTTTGGCTCAATTCTCTTCTGGAAGGTTGCACAAACCCTCCACTGTTGATCCATGACAACGGCTGCAGAGTACGACCCGCCAGGGGCTCCAGCTGCAGAGTCTGCACCAATCACATAGCTGCCACCCTCCAACGGAGGAATCCAGTACGTCCAGCCTCCTGGGTGCAGCGTACCATCGTAACACCCGTTCGCCATCTCGGTTAGGACAAACGGATCGAACACTGGGTCTCCTATGGTGATAAAGCACGTGAGTTCGTCCTCTGGGAACTCCTGCCAGAAGAGACCCTCCTTCTCAGCAATCTTCCACCTACGCCACCGAATCTGCTCCTCGTCAAGTTTATGGCGCAGGATAAGCTCCTCTTCCTCTGGGGTGAACGTGAGATCGCCTGCATCTTCAGGCAGTGCATATATCGACCCTTTGGGGATGCGATAGTCTGGCGTCCACCACCACGGGTAGAAGAACGGCTTGTACGGGCTTCGCTTCTCCCTGGCCTTGACCCACTCCTCATGGAAGACATTGTCCTCCCCATTGGGGGTGCACTCAATGGTCAGCTCCCCCTCCATGGGCACAGCGTCCTCAAGCGCATTAAGGATCGCCCTCGCATCCTCGTAGAAAGCGAGCTCAGAGAGAAGAACCTTCCTGATAGTATCGCCCCGCCCGAATGCACGGGCACCCGCCGTCCCGATGTAGATGCTTGAGCCAAGCTCCGAGAACCGCTTCTCCGACCTGGATGACGCATCCATGTCAGGCTTGGGCGGCTCCATGGAATCGTAGTAGAACTGAACCCTGTCAAGCAGCCGCTGGGTNGCCCTNGTCTCGTGGGAGACCACAGCCGCCGAGGTCTGAGGGATCGTAATGCAATCCATCAGCATGTCAGCCAGGATACTTGAAGACCACCCGCCCTGCCTGTGCTTGAGGATTATGTTGCGGTGAGCCTTGTTCTGATGGAAATGCAGTTGCCCAGGATACTTCCTGAAGTCGAACGGGACAATCTCTCCCCTCTTATTATCGATCTTCAGAAGGGTCGCTATCAGTGCTGGCCTGTTCAACTACCACCCCCTCTTCAATTTCCTCTTCCACCTCATCAGGGGGGTCATCATCGTCCTTGCCGCTGTCGCCCTTCTGATATTCCGTCTCGATGCGACTAGTTTCCGTACTGACTGTAATCGTGCCATCGTTGCCTCCTTGCATATAATCGTCCATCTGCTTGAGCCTGTCCTGCCAGGAGAGGTGTACCTGCGGCTGAATATCCAAGTCCTGGATCAGCTTGTCGTAGATCAGGACTCCAAGCTTGGTCTTCGCCATGTTCCATCGACCCTGCTTAACCTCCCCGATGATCTTCTCGATCACGAGCCCCTCAAGCAGAATGGCGTTCAACTGGTTCTTCTTCCTGAGCAGACGCAACGCCTCCCCTTTATACTGCGATTGCAGTACAGGAAGCTTGCGATGAACCTCAATGAACTTCTCGTCCGCACACCACTGGTTGTACGTGGACTTGGAGATATCCGTCATCGCCATCGCCTTCTTCATATCGAGCTCGCACACCCGATAGAGAAGATACGTCCGCTGCTTGAGCTTGAGCTCAGACAGCATCTCCTTCAGCCCTATGGTTTGTCCAGTCTGTAGTGCAGTTGTCATAATCTCATTATATCACATGCGGCTCCGAGGGGACTCGAACCCCTCCCGCTACCTTGACAGGGTAGGGTGCTCATACCCATACACCACGGAGCCAGAAAGCCCCCAGGCGGGGGGATGCGGAGGCACTCACATCCTCTCCCGCCTCACTGCAATCAATTCACCACCATTAGGGGGCTACCCTTAGTATATCATACTTTTGTTGTATAACATACCCCACTGTTCAACATTTTCCCCCATTTCTTTAACAAGATAATGATAATGATTCTCATTATCCCCAGACATAACCCTCTCCTTCGGTAGACTTAAGCCAGTCTTTTGTTATATATAGAGAATATATTAGACCAATTTTTATATGAGAGGAGATTCGTATTTCCTCACGTGTGTCACACTAACGCTCCCCACTATACGGGGTGCTTTGTTCCTACAACTCTTCACATGGTACCAGCATGATGGTATGTCAACATGATTCCCCTTCGCCGTAATGTATCGGGCGCACACGCCGCGCAGGCCTGGGCGATTCGATCTCGACACGTGAGCATGTGTGAGCATTCGAGGCTTTGTAGGTAGATAATCTCACCCCACTCGTGAGCGTCT